TATTTGAAATCTGATTATCACCCTATTATGCAGGCGTTAATTAACATCGTTGCTGGTGGTAATGGTGGTATGGCAAGTGTTGGACGTGGTGAGTTTTTTGTTGCGTTTTTAAGTAACTTTTCTGCTACTATTTCTAAGTCTGGTGGTAATGGTGATATTTATTTTTCTAATAAGTGTGAAGAAATCAAATATAACGGTGGTAAGATTAAGGTTACTCCAAGAGCAGGTCGTGAAGTTTTTAAAGATTTTATGACATTATTAGAAGGCACTAATGTTAATCTTAAACAGAAAGATTATTTACCTAACCGCAAAGGAAATACTAAAATTTATAGTACAACTGAAATTGCAAAACTTAATGGATTATATTGGAATGCAACAGTAGGTGAAGATGTTGGAGAACTTACTTATAATGAATGGGTAATCAAGGGCCTTGAAAGAGCTGCAAAAGAATTATTTGAAATAAGTGATACGCTTTTGATAATTAATGAAGACAATAACTTTATACGTTTTATAAATTCAAAAAAAGTTGTAAAATACTACAAAGATCGTATTGATTTTGTATCATTCGAGTTACGTAATAACCAATCAAACCCTATTGCAATGTATACGCATATATATGAAGCAGCGTAAATAGTGTATCTTTTATGTTACAGCTTGAAATAAAATGTACATAACTAAAAATAAAGGTGTACATATCACATGTTTCGCTGTATAGTAGTATCAAGAGATAAAAAACAAAAGGAAATATATTATGGTTCAAGTTACACACGATTACGGAATGTTTTCAACTGCTGGTAATAATGCAGTTCAAGGTCTTGTTAATGCAGTTGTTGCTATGGCTCCAAGAGCTAAAGATAGCGAGCTTACGGACTATGCAGAAAGACTACTTCACTCTTTATCATTTGTTGAACTTTATAGCGAATCTTGGGATACTATGGTTCGTGAAAACTTCTTTGCTCAAATCAACTATGAATTAAGATAATGAGAGTTGTTATAGAAAATATTATGATGAAATGTGGCTGCACTCAAGAGTCAGCCGAAGATATTGAGTTTCATATAGTATATGACTATGGTAAATTTCCAGAAGGTTGGGCTGAAGCAGTTGATGAAGCTCGAAAAAAAGTAACAGTGATACCTGAAAGTGGTTTAAAACATGAATGGTGATGTGACAAAGTGTCACACTTATGCATTTAACGGTGTACATTCGATAAGAACCAGTATAGGATGGTTTTATATAATATGAAAAGGAATACAAATTGATTACACAGTCACAACTCGCAGATCGTCGTATGATGATTCAAGCAGCAGCAGAACGTATGCGTTCTCGTAAAGCTCAAATGTCTCGTATCAAAAAAGCAACTACGCGTGTAGCTTCTGCAGTTTCTCGCAAAGTCAAGCCAAAAAAAGCTCAAGTTACTGGCTTCGAAGATGCAGGCACTAATCCAAATCATTACACAGATGCGTCTAAGTATGCCAAAGAATACTATGGCCAGCGTTACGAAGATACTACTCGCTGGGATAATGTAGGCGATCACACAGATTGGAACTAATATGACTATGCATCTTGTTCGTGGTATGAGTACTACTAGCACTAAAAAGCGTAAATCGCGCAATAAAACAAAGTCGCTTCTCAATGCAGAAGCGTCTCTTAATAAATACTATTCTAAGCTAGGTATAGGTAAAACTAAATCTAATGCTTGTCTCGATATTCCAGATTATCGACAACACAAAAATACAATACCTACTGCTGGAAGTATGATTGGCAACGGATCAAGAAAAGAGTCGACTCAATACACTGGCACAGATATAGTTGGAATTGCTACTATGCATAAATCTAATGCTGTACCTATTCGTAGAGGGACGAACGAAGCAATTGAGATTGCTAATATGGGGAATTAATATGACAGATCTATTTAATAAATATAAGGAGGCTTTAACAAACGGGCACTGCACAGTACACTTTATGAAAGTCTCAGGCGAAGAACGGACTATGAGATGTACGTTGAAAAAAGAAGATATACCATCAGCATCTAAGTCTGATCCACTATCGCAGACAAAGATAAGAGAACTATCAGAAGATGTACTTCCGGTATGGGATCTTGATGCTAAAGGATGGAGATCTTTTAGAGTTGATAATGTAATAACTTTCAAAGAATAAGGAATATAAATGGATCCAACAATATTAATATACGCATTAACTGCATTGATAGGATATGTTTCCTATCTAATAGGAGTTGGCCAACGCGAACGAATAATTGCACAATGTGTGGAATATCTCATTAAAGAAGGATATCTTTTGGTAGACAAAAACGGCGATATAAAGGTAGTAAGATAATGGCAGTGAGACGTATTGTAGCGAAGAAGAAAAAGAAGGTAGTATCCAATAGACGTGCTAAGACTGGCATTGGAGCGGCACCAACTGATAGCTGGCGCTGGTTCGCAGAATATATTCGCATGGATCTAGATCCAAAAGATATTATGGCTATTCTGAAAACTTATGTTAAAAAGAACTGCCCTAAAGGATATCTGAATGTGCCTGACTGGCATTTTAGAATGTATCGTATGCAGGCTGCAAGTATATTGTGGAAAGAAAAAGGTTTAGAGTTTCCAAAGAACCACAACCATGATCGTACTATTGCGCTGTGGATAGAAGATATTGAGAAAGCAATTGCTAAGAATACTTTTGTAGAAGAGAATACTTCACTTAAAAGAAGTCCTGCACAAGTTCTTCGACTTAAACAAGAGAATATAATCGGCTCAATTGAAGAAGTATTAGACAATGGCATATATGATCCAGCTGGATTTTCGCCATACGATGAACTTATAAAAGATAATCATGCACAGTCGACTGCAAAAGCAGTGGCAGAGTATTATAAACCAGTGCTTGAAGAAGCAAAAGAATTAGTTGAAAAGAAAACTCCAGATCTAGTTGAAGCATTTAATCATATGAGTACGACAGTACGTAAGAAGTATCTTGCATTCTTAGAACACATTGTAGCAGATGCTACACGTTATATGATGGCAAAGAAAGCGACGCGTAAGGTATCAGTACCTCGTCCTAAATCAGCATACTCTCAGATCGCAAAGATGAACTATGCAAAAGAGAGTGCAGAATATAAGATCACATCGATTGATCCATTACTGATTGTAGGCGCACGTAGAGTATGGACATTTAATACTAAATATAAACATCTGACTGAGTTCGTATCAAACGAACGTGATGGCTTCACTGTAAAGGGTAGTACGTTACAGAAGATAGATGGTGATAGAACGCGTAGGATCACGCTACGTAAGCCAAAAGAGTTTCTACCTATTATACAAAGTAATACTCAGAAACAAATAGAGACAGCATATCGTCAACTAACTACTAAGTCTCAACCACGTTCTGACGGACGTATAAATAAAGATACATTAATAATGAGAGTATTTGAAAAATGACAGAAGAAACATTTCTAAATAAACCTAATTTCACTAAAATGGTCGAGAACACCGTACTAGATACAAAACAATCCTATATGGATGCTGTACTAGATCTGTGCACTAGACTAGATATTGATCCGATTGATGTGAAGAAATTCGTATCACCGGTCATACAAGGTAAGATTGAAGCGGAGGCAATGACGCTCAACCTTATTCCAAGACAAAATACATTGCAATTCGACTAATATAATTGTTTACATTTCAGTAATAATATGTTATAATAAATTTATACTTCAGCACATACAAGGAAAATACATGAGCTTTCAAAATTTAAGAAAAAATAAAGATTTAATATCTAAACTAGTCAACGAAGCCGAGAAAGTCGGCGGTGGCGAAAAGAAAAACTACGGTGATGATCGTGTTTGGAAACCTACAGTCGATAAGGCTGGCAATGGTTATGCCGAATTCAGGTTCCTACCAGCTCCAGAAGGTGAAGACCTACCATGGGTACGCTATTGGGATCACGGATTTAAAGGTCCGACCGGTCAATGGTACATCGAAAAATCACTCACATCAATAGGTAAAGATGATCCGGTTGGTGAACTGAACTCCAGGCTTTGGAACTCAGGTCATGATGAAGATAAGCAGACTGCACGTACTCAGAAGAGACGCTTGCACTATGTTTCTAATATCTACATTGTATCTGATCCAGGTAATCCAGATAACAATGGTAAAGTATTCTTATTTCAGTATGGTAAGAAAATCTTTGACAAGATTATGGATGTGATGCAGCCTACATTTCAAGACGAAAAACCTATGAATCCATTTGATTTCTGGGAAGGCGGTAACTTCAAGTTGAAGATACGTCAAGTCGAAGGCTATCGTAACTATGATAAGTCAGAGTTCTCTAATACATCTGTACTTGATGAAGATGAAGCTAAGTTGGAAACCATCTATAATATGATGCATCCGATTGGTGAGTGGGCAGATCCTGCGAACTACAAATCATATGATGAACTCAAGAAGAAAATGAATATGGTTCTTGCCATTACAGATTCTCCGACGATTGCACAACAGGTATCGCTTGGCGATGAAACACCTGCTGCTCCTATAAGGGAGATGCAAGCGCCAGTCACTGCAGCTGAAATGCCGGCTGAAGAAGACGATACGTTAAGTTACTTTGCAAAGATAGCTAACGGTTAATAATTAAGGGGAGCTTCGGCTCCCTTTTTTAATTGTATTGCCCTCTAGAACTACCAGTGTACATAGAATGACTGATATTAAAGCCAGGTTGTAATACATACGTATCTATGGTATTTAAACCATTGCCACCAGAAAGAACAGTAGTTACACTAGAAGTAGTATTTCCAGAATTTGCAGTTACATTAGTTGACATTGGAGCTCCGCTTCCTCCAAATGCATTTAAATCACCGCCAATTCCAGATGGCAGGCTGTGCACATTACCAACAGTTGTAAATCCTCCAGTACCAGCGGTTCCGGCTTCAGCACTGCTAAAGCCGAACATACTACTAAGTGCATTAACCCCACTGAATATTGACTTTTTAATTTTTGCTGCAATACTTGCTTTTTTATCATTACGTCCCATAGCAAATCCACCGAAAGCTCCTTCACGTGTTGACATAGCACCTTCATTTCTATTTCTT